TGTTTTAGATTTTAAGGGGACGGAAAGCCCGCCCCCGGTTATTATTCGTTTTCCGTGTATTCCTCAACTACTAAATCGGTTTGTCCCCGTTTTACTTCCTCTATGAAGCCTTGAAAACCGTTTGCCTTTGCAATGTCTATAATCGCTTGCAAACGCTTTTCGCCTAAACTTTCGCCCCTCGCAATGCGGAATACTTTAACCGTCGGATTGCTTGCAATAATCAGTTTGGCGGCAACCTCCATAATTTGACTATCTGAAACTTTCCCGGCTACGAATGGCACGCCGTTTAATTCTAACCCGTCGTCCGTAAATGAAAGCCCGGCAATAGGTAATTCGGACGTCGCAATAAGCGTTTCCCGTTCCTTTGCCAATGCGCCTAATTTGTCCTCAAACGTGCGGGCGGTTTTCTCGGCGGCTTCCTTTTGTTTCTTCTTTGCCATGTAATCCACAACCAACGCATTGATACGGTTGTGTTCCTCGGCTTTTTTCAGTTGTTCCGCCGTGTCTAATTGTTCCGGGTTGTTGGCTTCGTATTCCTCTAACCATTTGTCGGCATTCGCTTTGCGTTTCACAAACTCGGATTTGTCGTTTACAATAACTTGCAACGTTTCCTTATAATCGTTTTCAATGGCTTTTTTGTTGGCTTTCGCATCTTCTTTGGCTTTTTCCAACCGGGCGTTTGCCTCGGCAATTATCCGGGCAACTTCTTTTTCCTCGGCGGCTAATTTGTCGTCGATTGCCTTAATATTACTTTTTCGGGTTTCTTCCGCCTCTTTAATTCGTCCGGGGATTGCCTCCAATTGTTCAATCCTTTGTTGCCGGGCTTGGCGTACCGTTTTCGCTTTCTCAATCAACCGGGCATTTTCGTTTTGCTCTTCCATCAACGCCGTAATATCCTTTTTCTCGGCATACGTTTTGACGTCGCCGGGCTTCAATTGCTTTTCGGCGTTGGCGCAAATGGTTGTGTACGTCTTAACCTCGGCGTTGGCGTCTTTTCTTTTGTCCTTAACGGTCGTAACCTCGGCGTCAATTTCTGCAATACGGGTGCGCACTTTTTCCGGCAACAAAGCCTTTACAACCTCAATTTGTTTGCGGCGTCCCTCGGCGGTTTCGCTCCAACGGGAAAACTCCACGGCGTCAAAGTCTTGGTAGCCGAAAATCTTTTGCAACATAGAAACGTTATCCGAACGCATCCCGGTTGTTTGGGATTTAATGGATAACGTCCCACGGGGGTTGGCTTTGGTAAACTTTAATTCGACCTCGTAATTTTCGCCGTCGTTACCTACAACCATTTTTGCAAACCCTTTGTCCTCTCCATTTTTCAACACGGCGTCCCGGTTCCCGGTCAACATTGCGCCGATTGCTTTTAAAAGGGTTGATTTGCCTAACTCATTGTCCCCGGTAATGAAATATACATTACCCTCAAAATCTGCGTTGAACTCTTTGATAACTTGAAAATTCAACAATTCCAATTTCTTAATATACATCGCTCTAATTGTTTATGCCGGGGTTTCCCCCGGCGGTTATTACTATTTTGTTGTTAATCTCATTCGTTGGTGTATCATGGTTTGCACCTTGTTAAGCGCATCCCGGTTGGCGTCAACCTCTGACCGGGTACAATCAGCAATGAAATTTTCCAAACTCTTATATAAGTCGTTTAATTCCTTTGCCGTCATTGCGTGCCGAACGGCTCCCAATTCGTCTTTATCCATTTTTGCAAACTCTTTTAAGCGTTTCTAAATCCCGGCGTTTGGGTTCGTCGGCGTTCTTTGTCGCATCAATCAACGGCATATCATTTGTTTTTGCCGTCCATTGTTTCCCGGTAACGGGGGACGTGTAGGTTACTTTGTAATGTCCGTACCCGGCAAATTCAAACCGGAAATCGCTAATTGTTGTTTTCGCTCTCATATCTTTTAATTTTAGAGTTACCGGGAAAATGCCCGGTCGTGTTATTATCATGCCGCAAATATACGTATAGTTTTTATATTACCAAAACTTTTATCTTTTATTTTCGGCTATTTTTTTATTTTCCGCAATAATCGCCCCAAAATAACGCATTTACCCACGCCGTCAAACTCAACTAACATATTGCCGTTGCGCCCTCTTATACATTTACCATCAGAACGACGAACCGCCCGGCACGGCATACGTCGCAATTCCGGGCGGGTCAATCGGTCGCCTAAATAGATATAATCCATTTCGTCCATATCAAAACAATTTCATTTGTGTATCGGTCAATACAGCAACGACCGCATCAACTTTGCGTTCCCAACTTTCCAACGTTGCCAATTTTTCCGGGGTTGGGTTCCGTTGGCAACGTCGTTGGTTGTGCCGCATCTGTTTTACCATTTCCGCTAAATCTTTTGCCGTTATTTTTTCGGGATTTTCGATTTGCGGGGCTTTTGTTTCGTCTGCCATATAAGCAACCATTTGAATAATTAAACGTCCCTACGGGCTTAAAATAAACGGTTGTGCATTTGTTGGGGCAAATTTTCCAAAACCCAACGGGGGTTGTTTTGTAAAATGAACCGTCCAAAGTGCATTATTAACGTTGCGTCCGCATTCCACAACGCCGGGGTAATTTCCGGGTACAATTTCCCGGCAATATCCCGGAACCGTCGTTTGCGGTCTGCCTTTTCTTCCTTTTTCCCTTTTACCTTGATACGCAATTTAAGGTCGTTTTGCCATTTCATCGCATTAACCAAAACAAATGGTATTTCGGCGACGGTTATAATGGCTTTCAAATGCTCAAAGTTTTGCAACATCTTTTGAATGCGGTACAACTTACCCATGTTTGCCCCGGCATCCCCAACCGTTACGTCGTCCGGGCGAACGCTCAATTTTTCCAAAAAGACAATCGGCGTGCAAATCTCTTTGTAGTAATTGAGAAAATCCCGTATCTCGTTAATGTCTTTAGGCATCTTTATTGCCGTTGCGTTGTGGTTGGGTCGCCAAACCACGATACCCCCGGCGGCTCCGGGGTCAATTCCAATAATGCAATCTATTTTCATTTTTCAAATCTCAAATAATGGTAAATATAAATTTCGTCCTTAATCATTTGGTCGAATGTTCTTTTAATCTCTTTGCGCCGGGCAACCTCAAAGGCTGTAAAATCAATTTCCGGGCTTCGGGTTCCTTGTTTCCGAACGTGGTAAACCGTAAATTCATTTACGAACCCACGGGCGGCACGTGCCAAAAATCGGTTATACGCTTCTTTCCGGTCGTCCTCGGTTTCTTTCACTTCGTCCGCCAACCGAACACCCAACAACCAATTATAAACAAACATTTCGTCCGCTAATCCAAACTCCAAACGCCCGGTATATTTGTAGCGCAAAAAGCACATTAAACAAGTCATAACCGATTGATTGCGATAATACCGGATTTGTTCCGGGCTAAACTCTTTTTTCGGTTCCGGCAACGCTGTATATGCTTTGCCGATAACTTGGTTTTGTTTCCGGCAATATGCGTTCAATACCTTTGCGAAATAATCGGCGTTGAATTGTTGGTAATGTTTCCGTTCGGCGTTGCCGTCCCTATCCTTTGGCAAATAGTCGTCTAATTCCCCGGTAATCAGCAATTCAAACGCTAATTTAACCTCGGATAATGTTAATTGCGAATAATAGCGTTTGAGCAAATCCAACAACCGGGTACAAATATACGTCCAATCGTCCCGGTTTTCCGTGGGAATGATAAACCCCACGTCCATTGCGATAAACCGGAACATTTGCCCGGTTTTGGCAATCAACGTTTCGTCGTCAATCTCGGCAATCTGTTTTTTTGTGGACGCCACGAAAATATACTTTTCAACCGGGGTTAATGCTTTGGCAACCTCCGGTAACTCAACCATCGCCCGGCGAACGTCAATTGCTTTTGCCGTTCCGCTATAAAGCAAAACGGCGGCGGATTGTCGTTTTTCGGGCAACGTTTGTGGCAATCTGTTTGTCTTTTCGGGTAATGCTTCCATGTTAATAATCATCTTTCAAATACTCAATAGCCCCGGCAACGTTCAATCTTTGCGTTGGGGCTTTGTATTCGGGTTTCAAATGCAACTTTTTCTTTTCGACGTCCCCCCGTATGAAATTGCGGACGGTCGCCAACCAACCGTTTTTAGTTCGCTTCATATTCTTTTGGTCGCTCCAATCGCTAACCGAATGAAAGTAATAAACCAAATCGACCTTTTCAAATTCCGGGGTCGCAAACTTACTTTCAAACTCGGAATAATCCACGCCAACGCCGTTTTCAAATTTAACCATTTTGTAAACGTCGGAATTGCGGAATAACGTTTTTTTCTCCTTTGGTTCCTCAACCTTTGGTTCGTCGGGGAACAAAGACGCAAAAGCATTTTGCGGCGTATTACTTGGATTAGTATTTAGTGTATTTGAGTCTTTAGTAAGATTAGTATTTATTAATGTCGGCTTTCCCGTATCGGGTTTTTCCGTTTCGGGATTTACCGCAACCGGATTTTCCGTTTGTGGCGCATCCATAAACGGGTTTTCCGTTTGTGGTTCAAACTCTTTAATATCGCTAACCTCGTAATCACACCCGACGAACGTTCCGCCGTCGCCACGAACTTTGCAACGTTGGCAATATCCGTTCGTTATCAATTCACGTAATCCGGCGGCGGTTGCGTCCCGTCCGTCCTTTGACCTATTTTTTAAATCGGACAAATTCAATTGCCAATCCGGGGGTAAACTCATAATATACGTTATCAATCCCTTTGCTTTCCAACTCAAATTTACGTCCTGTAAATATTCGTTGCGGACGGTCGTAAAATTACCCGTCCTTTTGGTTCGTCTGATAGTATCCGCCATTATTCGCCGCCCTCCAATTTTTTAACGGGTTCCCATGCTTTACGTACTTTCAAAACATTGTCGGCACTCTCATTGGGAACCAACGACACGACGGGAAAACGGGAACGGTCGCCCGGCTTTTGGGTCGTGGCAAATTGTACATTCAAATCAAAGATAATGCCTTTGCAAAATCCCCGTTCCGCTAACATACCGTCGAACGTTTCCCGAATTTGCGGAATTGTGGACGCCGTGCCTTTTGTGGCGAATTGCCAAACCCCGGCAACCCCACGAACCAACGGAACAATAAAGTTTAGCGTTAATGTAACCTCCCAACCGTCGCAATCGGGTTGGCGGCTCTTTTTGTTCGGGTAACGCTTCGTTATCGACTGCATTAAGTTTGGGTATTTCTCCGTTGTCAATGTTTCGTATTTCTTTCCGTCCCATACTTGGAACGTATCGCCATCGCCCGCCGCAATCAATCGCCCGTCGTCGTCCCGGTATTCGTAACGCTCGTTACATACTTTTGCCGGGTCGTCGTCCGGGAAAACAATTTGTATTGTTTGCGGCTTTTCGCCGTATGCTTGCGTAAATAACCCGGCATACTTTCCCGTTGGTATGAAGTAATCAACGCTTTGCGGATAACCGTTTGCGTTTTTCATACCGATTTTTATTTGACCGACACGGGGCAATATTAAACGGGATTGTTGCGCCTCCGGTCGTTTTATTCTTCCTTTCATATCTCAATCAAATTTCGGGGTCGTCGTTCAACATCTTTTTTCTACTTTCATTTTTGGGCTTTTTAGGCTCGTTTGCGGGCTTTACTTTCTTTTCCGTGGTATTACCTCGCTTTGCGGTCGTTTTGCCCGTGGCGGCTTTCTTTTCCGCCTCCTTTGCCTTTTTGGGCGCACGTTTAACAATGGTTGTTTTCTTTGGCTCCTTTTCCGGTTCCGGTGCATCCGCCTTGACTTTCTCGGCGGCGTCCGTGTTTTCGTCCGGGGTCGCCTCCTTTGGGGCTTTCGTTTTAATCAATTCCGCCAACGATAAGGATATTACGTTTTGCGTCAAATCGGGTGCATTATCCAATAAAACCATACCATTAACCGACGTAAACGTATTATCTTTCTTTTCGTCCTCAATGGCTGCAATTTCCAATAGATACGGGATTTTCCGAATATTGGGGCTATCTGTTTGTTCTTTCAGATTGTACGACGGACGTTTGCGCCAATCTTTCGGGCTGAAATTGAAAATACGTGTAACGGGGAATTGCTCAAAATTGACGTTCCACATATCCCGGTACATTCCTAATTGTATCTCGCTTTCCTCGTAAAAACCTTTGCGCCCGCTCTTAAAATCGACGATTGCGTTAATACGTTCGTCGCCGCCTATCTTTGCCAACATGGTACACGGGCAATCAATCATTCCGGCATACTTATAATATGGATGCACTAACGCAATTTCAACCGCCAACGGGCGAACGTCGTAATCTAATACGAATTGAGCAAACGCCAATACGTCCTTTTTCAAATCGTCGGCGTAATAAATAAAGTCGTCCGGCAATCGGTAAACCTCTATATATTCCTTTAGTTTGCCTTTCAACCCGTCCAAATCATAAGCCCGGTTAATTAATAATTCCTCAAATGCGGCGTGCATAAACGTACCATACGCCGCCCGTTCGCCTTTATATCGTTCCGCTTCCTCAATGCCTTTGTTGGCAATCCATTGTATTAAGTGCGGGGCTTTGGGTAACGTTTGGGACAATATCGTTGTAACCGACGGGAAAAACTCCGGGTTCCCGTTGTCGTCGTATCGGTAATAATAACGGTGTCCCTTACTATTCAATTGCCAAACCTTATACGGGGGTTCAATCAACGTTTTTTCATCAAAAAACATAGCCGTCATTTCCTCAACCGTCATGCCCGGCAATATCTCAAATATTCCGGTTGGTTGTTCAACCTCGACCGCTTCAAACGGTGGGATTATTTGTTGTTGTTCCTCGGTAATTTCCGGGAATTGGTCGGCGGGAACGGCTCCCAAACTTTCGACCGTCTTTTGTACCGGGTTTTCCGGTTTCTTTTTGTTCGCTCTCATTTTCTACTCTTTTTTAATTCTGAAAATCCACATAATACCATTGCGGCACACAGACCCGCAAACATCAATTGCCACGGGTTCCAAAATGCGCCAATCAGACAAACAACGCCCAACGTTCCAAATGTCGCAATAATCGCTTTCGCTTGGAACCTATCGGAAAACATAACGTCCGCCATGCGTTCAAACCATTGTAACCCGTTATTCTTCATAGCCAAACAAATAATTAGGGGTACAATTACACATTTCGCAAATGATAACGACCCATTCCGGGCGTATCTGTTTAGTCGTTCCGTTACATAAGTTAGTCATATTAACTTGTTGTGCGCTTTCGGTGCGTCCCTCCCATAACCGGGCGGCAACCTCTTTTTTATAAACTTTAATTCCGGCGGTTTGCGCCCGTGCGATTGCCTCGTTTACTCTTAATTTCGTCATTTCTGCCATTTCTTTAGTCTTTTATTGTTAATAACTCGGTTCGTTGCTCTCTTTGTGTCCGCAATGCGTACACGTCATTTCCTCCCAAATTGCGGTATATTCCGGCGGGGTCAAATATCCGTCGCCTCCGGTCTGTTTATATTCGCCGTCGGTAACTTCCATTTCGCCGCCGCATTCCGGGCAATCGTCGTTACCCATTAAATCCAAATCCGGGACAATGAAATATACCCGTTTCAGATACACGCCCAACGCCTCGGAAATAGCCGCATAACAATTGGCGGTTTGTTCCTCGGTTACGTCCTCGTTTATTGCATCGAAAACGGAAACGCCCCAATTTTCCGGGGTGTCCTCAATAACTTTGTTTTTGAGTAATTCCGAAATGATAATTTCGGCAACTTGGTTGGCTGTTTTCCCGCTATCGGTCGCCAATTTTTTTAATAAATCGCTCTCTTTTATTCTCATATCTTTGCCGGGTACTCCCCCGGTGGGTTTTTGTTTCTGCAAATGTATAAATAATATTTGTATTACCAAAAATAAAACCTTTGAAAGTTTTATTTGTTCATGTTGGACGCTTGTAATACAGATAAAAAGCACTAATTTTGTTGCACCGCATAACCTAAAACATCGCTCTCGGTTACTGCGTACCAACCCCCGGCGTTACTTCATTGCGTCGGGGGTTATCTTTTTAATCATGTATTCCAAATTCACAATCCCCCCATTGGTCGAAATCCGCCCCGTCATAACTCAACGGGTAATGTTCCGGTTCCGGGCAATCCGCCCAAAATTTCCGGCGTGCATTATTTACGGCGACCCGTTCCGGGTTATATCCGGGTTTATTCTTTTCCCTCAATTGGGCGGCGCAACTCTTACAACAACAACGTCCCCAACCTCGGCGTAAATTCCGGGTATCGGCGTTGTATTCTTTGCCGCAATTGTCGCAATTCCTTTTTATCATTCCCATATATTAACCCTTTGTAAATCCCTTAAATGCTACATGGTAAACGTCGTATTGTTTCCCGGTAACATAGAACTCAATCATACGGTTGGCGTTTCCGACGTCGTTTATTGCAATAGTTGGGTACGGTTCCCCCGGCAATTGGTTATAATCGCTTTCAATATCCCGGAACCCCTCCGGGAAATCTGAACGGTCGGCGGAAAAATACCGGGTTAAACTCTCTTTTATTCGGTTCAACATTTCGTCGCCGTGCGGCTCAAAATGCGCTTTTATCTTATCTTGTTTTCTTAATGCAAATCGCATGGTTTCCAAATATTTTTTTGAAACGTCCACGACCTTTGCGCACGTTTCCGGGTTAAACATTCCTATATGCGTGTATTCCGTTGGTAATCCCAATTGCTCGGATAACCATTTGTAAGCCTCGGAACGCTTCATTAATTTACGCTTATATATTTCGTCAAAATATCGGTGCGCCTCAATCTTACATCGGCGCAACTCGGCGTTTGCTAATCGACCCTTTGCCCGGTCGGTTCCCGCATGAACGCCAACATAAGCCCGGCATTTAGGGCAATAGTAAATCATTCCGTAATCAATGCCGTAAACCTCAATACTATTTTTGTACTCGGTTGGAATATGGCAATACGGGCAAATCTTACCTTTCAATATTTCCCGTTGTTCCTCTGTTAATATCATTTTCGCCCTCCTTAATCACTTTACAATACTTATAATATTGGTCGTGTCGGCTCTCAACTCGGCACATCAACCCAATATCGTTGCCGTCTAACAATAGGTTCAACACATCGCCGGGATTGTGCCGGGTATAAAGCAAAAATAACCCGCCGTTTGCATTTTGGATTATCTTATACACATCTTGACTTAATCGGTAACGTTTCGTTTTGTTCATCGCTCTAAATGGTTATGCCGGGGGATTGCGCCCCCGGCTTGGTTATTACTGCAAATACGCAATTGCGTTTAATCTCTCTTTTTCCTTTGTCGCATATTCAACGTTTCGGGCAATCCATTGTTCGGCGGGGTTTTCGGCTATCCATTTACTCCGATAATCCGGCGTAAAGTATGCAACTTGTTCTTTATATCCCGCCTCCGGGTTTGCCAATATTGCCGCCGTATGGCTCAATCTTTTGCCGTGGTCGCCTTTCCCGATTAAATCCAAACGCCCGAAATAAAACGAACCGTCGGCGGTACACGCCACATAATCACGGGCGGACGTTCTTTTGGAAACAATCGCTTTACTTTCCGTATCAATAACTTGGTATTCAAATTTTTGTCCTTTAACTTTCTTAACTAAAATGTACTTTGCCATAATATTTGTTGTTGTGCCGGGGGCGAACCCCCGGCGGGTTATCGTTTATTTTTTAATCTCGTAAATACTCAATGAATTTTCGCATAATACCAAAGTTGGGAACTTGGTTTTATTCAAATAACAAAGGTTATCTAAATCCACCCGGCTTGTATAAAACCATAATCCAAACTTTTTGCCGATAAAATGCAAATCGTTAACCCCGGTTTCCCGGTACTTTTCATCTATTAATTGTTGACTGTAAACGATACTTGAAAATTCAACCTTTCCGTCTAATTTGGTTGCAATCTCGGCAATGTCCGCCGCCTGTGTTCTTTTCTTTTCCATGATTGAAAATTTATATTGTTCCGGGGAAAACGCCCCGTCGTTATTTACTGATAATAGAAAGTGATTTTAACGCCTCGACGCAATTTGCAAACCTCTTTGTCGCCGTAACAATTGAAAGCACGTTTTAACAAGCGATTGACTAACTTAATGTCGCCGACAATCTTTATTAAACCGGACACGCCAACCAATACATTAACCTTTTTGCCGTTTACAATTCCGTTTACCTTGATTTTGAAATTGCGGTTAATCTCTTTTGTTGTGTAATCTAATCCGTTATAAATGCTTTGAGTATTCATATTGTTTCGCTCTCTATTTTCCGGGAAAACGCCCGGTCGTTCTTGTTTGATGATGCAAATATACAACCTTTATTTTAATTACCAAAGGTTTTATCTTTTATTTTCGTGTTTTCCTATAAAAAATTCCGTTTTTGGTTCCAAAAGAGTTATTTTTCTTGGAATTTTCGATTTAAGCGACTTTTGCAAGCGGGACGGGTAAATTATCCACTTTGAAATAAAATGCCCGGAAACGGGCTAAAAATGGCTCAATAGGAAAAGGGGTTGCAACGACTTGTTACAACCCCCGGTTTATTACTTTTCTATGGTTACGAACTCAACCCCCAATATTCGGGTTGCCGGGTTCTTGCTTACAACGTCAATTTCCCGGTTCTTTATCTTCTTTGTTTTCCAAAGGAACCCCCAAAAGCGTTTATATTGCACCGTTTCCGCTATTAACAGACTATCCCGGTTTATATGCGTCCCGGTAAATACCCCGGCGGGCGTTGTGCATCCGTGCAACTCAAACCACGGTTCCACAATGTCAATACAACGTAATACGGTCGTAACCGTGTCGCCGGGCAAATATACAATACTATCCCGGACGTTCGCCCGTAATTCGTTTATCGTTTCCATTTGTGCCGTCGTAACCCTTTGCAAATCCCGGTTCTTTGTCTGCAACGATTTGATTAACGCCGCATCGTCCGCCCGGTATTTTTTGTATTCGGATAATTTCAACTCCAAATTCCCAACCTTTGCGGCGTTCAAACTATCCTTTGTTTGATACGTGCGGACGTCCTGCAACAACGTTTCGGTATTACTCCGGTATTTATCCCGTTCGGCGGTCAATCGCTTAATACGGCTTTGTTGTACCCAAAAGGCGGCGGCAACCGCCATAATGATTGCCGCCAATATTATATACTTTTTCATGCGTTTGCCGTGTAAATGATTAACGAACTATCCGGCGTTTTGCTCAATGTCAAAACGTAATGTCCGCCCGCCATTTCAACCGTACTATTTATTTCGTCCTCGTTAATCTCCAATTGCGCAAAGGAAATTACGACGCCCGAAATATATACTTTCGGTATGTTGTGCAACGGGTCGGCGTTTACGGCGTCAATAAATGCGTCTATTTCCGCCTGTGGGTTCGTTACGTTTTTCGTATTTTCTTGGTTGTCCTCAACCGTAACCGTAAAAACGTCCTCGCAATCTGCAATAATAGCGGATAACAACGGGGCAATACTAATTCCCGCTTGGTTCCCTTGATTGGCAACCAATTGTTCCAAATACTCCTTTTTGTCTTTCTTTGTCATAATGGCACAAAATTAAATGTTACTATATTCAATTGCCGCATTAAAACACGGGCATTCTTTAATATACTCCCACGGCTCAATAATGCCGTCGCCGTTCAAATCCGGGGAATAATCCCGGTGTCCCTTAATCGTTGCATCCGGGAACATAACAACTAAACGCATAAGCAACCATAATAACGCCTCTTTTTGTTCCGGCGTGCGTGTGTCGGCGGCTTTGCCGTTGGCATCCAATCCCCCAACGTAACAAATGCCAATAGAACGGGAATTTTGCCCGGAAACGTGCGCCCCAATCTCGGAAAGATAACGCCCGGTTTCAATCGTCCCATCCGGCAATACAACAAAGTGATAACCGCAAATTCGCCCGCTTTGGGGTTGTTTCTTAAATCCCCGTTCTTTGTGCCAACCGTCGATAACATCAACGTTGACTTTTGCGCCGGGCTTGGTTGCGGTGCAATGTACAATCAAATCCGTAATCGTCCGGGTTGTTTTTTGTTCCTCCAAATACTTTAAAATCTCTGTTTGGTTCATTGTTCGCCCTCCTTTTCTTTATTGTTAATAATATCGTTATCATGTTCCCGTTGGTATCTCTCAATTATCGGTTGCCAATATCCCGGCAATACCCGTGTAAACTCCAACCGGATAACGTGGTAAATAATACGCAACGCAACCTTTGTGGGATATGCTTTAATAAGGTTTCGGAATGCGTTTTGCAAATATACATACATGAAAACGTATGTAAGCGATTTAATTACTATTTTGGCGGCTTCATTATCGCCACATTGCAACATTACCGAATATATAACGTGTATAATGGTAACATACAATAGCAATTCCGCCAACGCATTCTTAAACTTACCGAAACGAAAGTTTTTGCAATGCTTTACGCTTACACCGTCCGCCCGCATACCCGCCCAAATATTGAAAGTAAACATTATAACCAATGCGTACATAAATCCCGCCGTTGGGGTTAAATAGGCTAAAACCGGGCTTAACGACGTGGCGAATATCATACGCCATTGTTCCCACGTAAAAAGTTTATCCATATCATCAAATTGTTATGCCGGGGATTGCTCCCCGGCTTGGTTCTTACTTCGTTCGTAATACTAAATAATTGGCGTCGTCCGTGTTGTAACTTACAAACAACTTTCCGTTTTGTACGGTATCAGTAAGCAAAACGGCGTTATCTGTTTGTTCCACTATCTCAACGCTCAATCCCTCCATAAAGTCGGGCAACGTCAATGGAACCCGGCTTTGCACGCTCTGACAATGCGAATAGATAACATAACTATTGCCGTCCTTATACCAATAACATTGTCCGGGATTTGCCGCCGGGTCAAAGTAGGAAATATAATAATTTATTTCCTTGAAATAAGTATTCGGCAAATTATAACCGTCGTCCGCAAACGGGGCGGTATTGATTGCCGCAATATAAAACTTATTATTGTTTGACGGGCTAAAACTTCCTAAACGTTGGTGTCCGTCCGTTGACGTCGCAATTGGTATATTGGCGTTACGCTTTGCCGGGATTGTTTCCCCGCTTACAAGCGATAAGCCCGCCGCCATACCAACCAAATACGTGTTATCGTTCGGATTGTGCAACATGGCAATCAAACGGTCAATCGGTTTGTCAACGTCTTTTAAGTACGTGGCATTCCTAAAGAACGAATAACCCGTTGAACCTAACGACGGCGAATTAAACGGCTTTTCTAATACCGTGCCGTTGCTTGCGTTGGCGGCTTTTGGTATCATAAACATAGCCTTATAATTACCCGTATCGACGAACGTTTGTTGTTGGGTTGCCCCGTAACTTTGACACTCAACTTTGCGGCGTATGTCAATCGTCGTATTAACACAACATTGCGCACCCCGGAAATTATACGACCATGTAAACCGTGCCATTTCGACGGCTCCGGTTAAATCGGGCGTACCGATAACCCCCGGCGTCGGGAACCATGTTTCAATACTTGCGGGGTCGTACCCGGTTTGGCTTTCTGATACCGTGAAATCGTCGCCCTCGTAATCGCCCGGCTCGGTCAATTCCCGACCGTCGATATAAAATTTGCGGTTCTCATGCTTCATTATTGGGCGTAATTGTGTCGTCGATTGGGACGCCACGGTTATTGGGGTCGTAACCGTTCCGCCGCTTACGTGCGTTAATGCAGTAATAGCCGGATTAATTGGTGTTTTCCATCCCCTTGTATCATTGCCCTCGGTTCCCCGTGTGATAACGGGCAACAAATAGATTGAGGAACCAACAACGTTGCCGATATTATATTGACGGTCTAATTGGTCTTTCCACAACGCCCCAATATCGGCGGTTGTCAATCCCACGGTATTTGGCACGACCGGGATAACGTACCCATGTTGGGCGTACAAATGCCAATATAATGAACTTTGGAACAACGGGGCGGTACTGTCTGAATGATTAGAAACAATGTTTGCCGACGCCATCAAATCCGCATCACTCAAAGTATTTGCCCCAATATATGCCGTTTTAGGCGACAATAAAGTATTGAGGTTAATGTAATACAACAACAATATGTCCTTTGTATCGTTGTATTTCGCACGTACATAGAACGCATTTTCATTTCTTCCGGGTTCCGTGTCGTAAACGTGCAATTTGATTAACTTTTTACCGCCTTTGATATTTTCAATATCCGTTTCCATTTCTTCAAAGTCGTAATAATCGCCCTTGTATTTCCATTTCAAAACCGGGGTATTTGCGGTATTCGCATTTACCAAAATATAAGCGGTTCCGGCGGGTATTTGTAATTGACCGTCAACCAAATTATCCGAACCGCCGGACGGCGTTATTATTGGGAATTGGGAACCCAACATTACGCCCGCCGAATTGTAGTAATACACGTATGATATATTAGTATTTCCGCCAATGCCGGACGATACCAAATATATACGGTTTGTATCTGCAATGTCAAATCGGGTATAATGAAAACTTGCGTTTTCCCGTGGCGTTCCGTCCGGGTAAATGAAATATCCCGGCGTATCGCTCGTTTGCGCAATTGGTTCTAATCCTGTCTTTCTAACAACGTCGTCAATCTTTATAATCGTTCCATCTTGTACGATACGGATTTGATTATAATTTAAACCTTTGGAACCCGTCGATTTATCAAATAGCAAAGCCGCATATTGTGCGCCTATAATATAATCTCCGGTCGTATTATATCCTAAATACGTTTCGTTTTTGAGGTCGCCGGAATTATAGAACAAATAAAACTTACACGTTGCACCCTCCACGATAATTGGTTTGTCGGATAACAATTTGATAACAACCAAATCGAAATTATTCGACGGTTTAATGTTTCCGTTATCGGATGCACCGCCGGACAATTCGCCGAAATGGTTCGGTATAACAAACGGTTCGCTTATATAGGTCGCAACGTCCCGCATCTTCATATTAACGGGGGAAATATCTACTTTATTCGTATTCAATTCCCGTTTCGTCGTTTTTATGAAAGCCCCCATATAAGCAACCGAACAATTAATATACAGATACTTTACGCCGCTACCAATATAAAACATTCGGTCAACTATTGCGCTTTGTCCGTCGCCCGGGGTGCGATAATTAAACTTTGCCAAAACAACGTTATTTTCGTCCGTCATTGCACAACTCCACATCGTCCCGGACGTGTATGTATATCCGTGCAATACCTTACCCACATAGCCGGAAACGTCCAATTTGTAGCATTTATAGTTTTCGTTTACTACCATAGCCGGAATATTGGAATTAAAATATTGCCCGATTATTGGTTCCGGCGTAATATCTTGGTCGTCGAATTTTACCGCCATATTATAAGTATCGCTAAATACTTCTAATGCGCTTTGGTTCAATACTGATACCTCGTTGCGGTCGGCTCCGCTTGCATATTGGCGAACCCTCAAATTTGCGTACCCGTCCGGATTGTCAGCCTTGCGCAAATTAATTACACAAAGTTTTGCACCTGCTGGAATAACTCCGGTTTGGTTAGAACCTATAGTTGTGCTTTTAATCTTTGTATCATCAAAAAATACAAAGCCTGCGTTGGCGGCTATGTTTGCGCCCGTAACTTCCAATTTTCCCGTTGGGTTATAAATTCTCAACGTTACGGCGTCCCATGCGGACGACGCAACATAACGACCTGTACCGCCGGAATGGCTGTACAAATGCCCTAAATCAACGGGCAAATAACCGGAATATGCCATATCGTAAACCGCACTATCCCCAAAATCACTACTTAATAAATTTAACTCGGTTGCAACCCAATTGCCGCCAACGTTATTAAACGCAACGGCGTTTTTGGTTACTTCATACCCGCCAAAATTAGCGTAAACTCCACTTTGCCCGGCGATATAAAAAACGTTTTGGTCGGGCGTTCCGGGGGCGGTTTCCGGGGTTGCAATCCCGGCGAACGTTGCGTTTGCTCCTACTTGACTAATTAAGGTTGTCAACGTGTTTTGCAAAACCTGTCCCGTAATTTCTTGGTTGCCGTTCGTCTTAATAACGGACGCAACGGCGGCTTTCAATTCTTCGTAATTTCCCATTGTTTCAAAAATTAACTAACATCATTGTTATTGAAATCATTATTAAAATCTTTGTTGTAATCGCCCCCGGTCGTTGGTATAACGCCCCGTCCGATTTTCTTAACCACGGTTGCGCATTCAAATTCACATTCGACGGACGCCAAATTGCCCTGTGTTTGCCATTTGGGGGTAATTAGAAACGTGTCGCAATCGTATTTCCTGCCTTGACTATATACCGTTACAAAATCACTCATACGGATTAACCGCATTACGTCGCAAAGGTATTCGGGGGCTAAAAAGATAAATCGGAACGTCTTTTCTGATATTTGTTTTTCCGGGAAAAAATACCCGTCCCGTTCTTCGCCCTCTTCCTCAAACTTGTATTCCGGCTTTCCCAACTCCGAACATACGTAAACTCGGTTTTTGAATTGCACGCCCTCGTAAACGATTTGTCCGCCGTCAACCTCCATATTGGCGGCATCGCTCCATTCAACGCACAAATAACCGTCCATTCCGCCGGAAATCCACGTAAATACATCGGAATAATACCATTGTACGCCGTCGTTAATTCCAATCATATAACGCCCTTCCGGGAAATCTAAAGCCATCGGCAATAAACCGGGATAAACAATAACATCATAACCATAATTTGCAAACCGGACAATCTGCAATCCGGTTTCCAACATCGGCGTTGTTATGTCCGCCAATATCCGGGTAAATTTATAATCATACAACCGAACCGATACAATGTTATTTGAACGGGTCGGGCGTATGATTTGGAACGGCAATAACTTATTGATAGGCGTAAACAACGGGTAAACGTCGCCATACGCATACGATTTTTTATAATCTTGGTATTGCACGCCCTCGTAAAACGGCAATACGGATAAATTATTATTCGGTGTCATACTTCAAAGTTGTTTTAATTGAACGACTGCACAAATTTACGCTTAATTTATCAACTTGACCGTTACCGATATACGTTTTTATTAGCTGCATCGGGTTTGGGTCGTCATTCGCCGGAAAACTAAACGTTTGTTTCTTCTTTCTCTCAATCCCGTATGCGTATGTTTCGGAACCGTTTATTGATACCCTACGGGCGGGTAAATCATACAACCAATAGGGCGATTGCAGATTAATAAACGCTAAATATCCGTTTTGCAAAAAGTATTCAACCCCGTTGACGGTTTGACGTGTAAACGGTAATATCCATTGCGACCCGGACGTTGGCGGAACGGCGGCAAATAAGGCGAACCCGTCCGAACTCATGTTGCCGGGGTTTAGCAACATCAAATCAATATCCGACGTGAAATTAGATACGTTTACGTCCTCAACCTTTCCGGGCGTTACATACTTGCTAATTACCTGTATCGGCAAACCCTCAAACGCCGCCGTAACGTCGTCCATCCACTTAAATTGGTAACGTTCCGGCAAATCGACCTTATCAAACGAATATTCCGACGTGTTGAACGCCCACGGTTTCCCGTTTCGCAAATTCAATTCCTTTGTCAAATCGTGGCTTAACACAACCCCGCCGGAATAGGAACCGCCATTGCGGAAATATTGGATATGCTCAATTTTAAATTTGCCGTCCTCAATAAACCAATAGCATTTGAAACAATCCCGTAACATATTGGTAAATTGTTGTAAGGTCGTCGGGGCTTTTTGTGCGGGTTGCTGATATTCGCCGTTTATAATGTTTGTTTTCTGCGATACAAGCAAACGGAAATTCAACCCGGATATTGGATTATATGAACCGTATAAAAATTGGCTGTATTCCGCCGTGGCTGCGTGCGTAATTCCGGGCGCAATCTGATTAAGCAAAACAGATATACACGACGCAACCGGGAACGCATCCCGCAAAGTATATTCTTTCCTTGCTTTTTCCTCTAATAACCAATCCATCAAATAAAACCCAAACCACAACGACGCATAACGCCACGTTGACCGGGCGATTGGATAAAACGTTTGTCCGTATATGGAATAAGGGGGCGCAAAATACTTTCCGTTGTCCGCTAATCCCCACTCGGTCGGGGTATCTGAAAAGTTGTTTGAAATAAACGCCACGTCGATTGCGTAACCAATCGCACGCCTATAATTACGGTTATTATCAACTATATCATCGGCGGGCAATGGATATGTATTAAGGTCGTCGATTTTCTCCACATCGCACAAATACCGGGCATATATATTGTAACTTTTCATATCGGCGTGCATTGTCCCGGTTGCCCCGGAACCCTCAACGGCTGTTAAATCAAATTCCAACGTATCAAACGGGGACGTTGTAACCTTTTGATAACGGAACATTGCCACGTCGTCCGAACGTCGGCGTATCTCAACCAATGCAACCCCAAACGGCACGCCGTCAATTCGTTGTTGTGAAATATAGATATAATAATTAACATTCAATTCCGGGTATAATTTCCCCTCGAATGCGTCCGCACTTGCACCCGTTGCCATTCGTCCGGTATAAAGCCCGGATATTACCGCCGGGGAACCGTTGGACGTAATTTGTATTTCTTTCAATATATTGCACAAAGCAAAATGATAGGTTTGTACTAATGCGTTTTGGTCGGTCGTGGCGTTTGCGTCTTGTTCCCAATTCGTACCGCCCAAAAAACAAGAAACAACACTATCCCCCGGAACGTATATTTGAATTAATGGACGCTTGTTTATCGTTATCCGTTGGATTGTCGGGGCTAACGTTATTAAATTGTATTCCTTTTCCAATCCCGCCAACACGTCGTTATAATCGTCGATTGCGTCCGGTTGTACAACAACCTTTTTATCGTAATCGGTAAACGTGCAATCGGTTTTCATAAACTTGCCTTGAAAGTATTGGAACCATGTACGCCCGCCGTCGTCGCTCTTTTCAATGCAATACAAAAATTCATTGTCGAACGATTGACGGTTTATATAGTCGTAATCATCCCGGACAAAGGTAATTTTGCCGGATAGTTTGGCACGATAAAACCGTTGGTTGGTTTCTAATTCGTACTCCTTTGCCAAATCATCCTTATAAATCGGATGCACGGTTTGACCTTGTAAGACGTTCGGGGCGTCCAACGTTCCCAATCTCAACCATGCCGTCCCGTTGGCGTATTGTAATTTATGCACATTAAACCGGATATATGCGGCATTGCTTGGTATGTCAAATTCCGTATTTGTGGCGGTCGGGTCGCTTCCCCAACCGCCGATAATCTTTTTATTGCTATCGTAAAATGCGCCCCCGGCTTGCGGGGTGTAATTCTGAAACAATTTGCGGGGGTACACATTCCCAACCGGGACAAAAGTACGGGTATAATAGAAATTTGTATTATTCCCGTTTATGTTCCCGGTTGTGTTACTTATCGCCCCGTTCGCTAAAAACGCATTTACAAATGAATGTCTATAAATCGGGTTCATATCAATTTTTAATTTTACGTGTCAAATTCTTGTAAACCTCAATAACATTGCCGTTGCCATCGACGTAACGACGGCGGCGGTTTTGTTCCTTAATCTCCCTTACATCGTCTTTTAAATCCCGCAAATCCGGTGCGTTATTTTGTTGAACCGTTACATTAATGCCGTCGGTATTGTAGGCATTAAGGTACTTTTGGGGGAATGTTCCCCGGTTCAAACTATTTATTACGTCCGGGATTAAACGACGGAAACGGCGGGAATTACGTTTATTGATAACGGCGAAAAATTCCCCGCCCTCGGCACGCCTCCGGGTTCCATCCGGTTTGGTTCCTAAATCCACGTCGTCCCCGGATTGGTGGGAACCGCCCGCCAACAATTCAACCGTACCATCGCCGTAACTTTCCGAACCCCCGGCGTTGGCTGATTTGGATAATTGGGCGGCTTTGATTTTGGCGGCGGCAAAGGAACCCCACATTATAGCAATTGCCGGGATTGCAAACGGGAACCCCAATTGCGACCAAATCAAAGCGGACGCCGTTACAAGGTTTCCAATTTGTTGTATCGTTTGTATTGCCGCCTGTGCTTTCTGTGCCTTTTGTTGCTCCTTTAGGGCTTTTTCTTGGTTCTTTTTCGCAACGTCCAATTCCTTTTGAGCCATTGCAACGTTATTGGCGTAACCGTTCGCCCGTGCCTCTAATTCCGCATCTAATCGGCGTTGGCTTGCGTCAACCTCTTTGTCGGCGGCGGAAACGGCGGCGTCGGCGGCTTGTACCTTTGCATCCAAAAAACTATTTAATTGCTCAATGGCAAAGGAAACGGACGTACTTATTGCCTCCTTTTGGTCGTCGTCCAAATTCAGCCCGAACAATCCGTATATATCGTTACCCCGTTCGTCGCCTTTGCTTTTCTCAATTTCTTGGTCGATTTTCGCAATGGTATTTTCGATTGTCTTAACCTCGGCGTCCGTCATTTTAACCCCGGCGGCTTTGTTCAACTCTAAAATCTTTTGCAACCGTGCCTTTTCTTGCGCCAACCGGAACCGGGTTTTGCGTTCCTCGGAATTGCGGATTAAATCAAACTCGGACGCCTCCAACGCTTGTGTTTGGTCGAATAGCATTAACGCCCGTTGTTGGTTTAACTCGGTCGTTTGCTTCAATACCTCGGCATCGTATTTGGCGTTAATATCCGCCTCCGATTGGCGCACGTCCTCGGCTAATTGCCTGTTTTGCGCCAATTCGATTGCCCGTTGTTGCTGTAACAACTGAATACGCAAATTTATTTCCTCCTGTGAACCCTCACGGGCGGCGTCTAATTGTAATTGCGTCCGGTCGGCGGCGGCTTGCATTTGGTCGATTGTAATTTGGTCGTTCAATTCGCCCAAACTCTTTGCGTATTGTTGTTGCAAAAGTAATTGTTGGTTAAGCAATTCGGCAACTTGCGTTTCAGTTAATCCCCGCTCGGTTTCTAACCGGGTGTTAATGTCCTGTATTTGCCTTTCATACTCAACCCGCAATTGTTCCCGTTGCTTTTCCGCCCCCTCTGCCATCAATGCAATTTGGGCGTCCTGCGTTGCCCGTTGTGCGGACAATTCCGCCGCCCGTTGTTGGTTGGCAATATCTACCATATCAACCGCCAATTGTTCCCGTAATAAAACAATTTGGTCGTTTAACGCTTTGCGTGCCTTAACCGTTAAATTGGTTTCCGTCCTCAACTGCACTTGTATGTCGGCAATCGCACGGGCGTTGGCGGCTTGACGTTGCGCCCGTTGTTGGTCGAATGAATTTTTAATTAAGGCAATCCGGGCGTCCTCGGCTTTGCGCAATATATCCGTTTCCGCTTTGGCGGCGTTCCGGTTTTCGTTTGCTCTTTGGGCGGCTTGTATTTTCCTTTCGGCGTCCAAATCCGCCCCCTCGGTTTTTAGATTAACGGCAATGTCAACCGCCCGCCCGGTATTATCTATTTGACCCTGTACGGCTTCAATTGCTTCATCAACCTTGACTTTATCAATTTTACCGTCTAAATCAACATCAATATAAACTTTCTTATCCCCACGGGCTTTGGCGTTATTCAACTGCAATAACATATCGTTTAATTGCTTCAACTTTGCCCGGTTTGCCTCCAAATCGTTTAATTCTTGACCGTAAAAACCAACGCTTTTATTATGCGCCTTTGTGCGCTCGGCTAATATTTCGTCCTCAATCTTTCGGGTTTCAGACAATGAAGCGTTACGGGCTTTAGCAATGTTTAATTCCCGGTTCAATTGGGCGACACGTTCGTTGCTAACCCGGTTCATTTCGGTTGCCTCGGTTTCCAAATAATCCAACCACGCCTTTTGCGCCTCGTTAAGTTTTTGTTGGTTCTTTGCCGATTTATCGGTATTAGATGCAAACAGAACTAAAGCCCCCACAACCGTAACCAATGCCAACGCCAAAAGAACATACGGATTTGCGGCGGCAATCAGATTGAAAGCCTTTTGCGCAATTGTAGCCGCCAATGTTGCCTTTGTTCCCTGCATGGTAACAAGGCGGTTATAAACTTGCGCTTTGCTCAACGCCGCCATTTGTAGCCGGGAAATACCCAACATGATTGCGGATTGTTTTTGTACTGCGTTTTGTATGGCTTGCACCCCGGTTGTAATGGCTATTGCTGCCTGTAACTTCTTTTGCGCTTCTTGTACGTCCTCACTTTCCGCCCCGAACAATTCCATTGCCCCGGTAAATGCGGCGAACCCACCGGACGCACCAGCCGCCAAACCTAATACGGCATCCAAATTGGACGTATCGGACGCCATGCGGGTAATTTCATCGGTCGCATCCTTAACCGCATCTCGTAACATTGCGGTTTCTTTGCTCAATTGCTGATATTCGGCGGTTCCTTGTTTGCCCTCCAATCGTAACAATGCTAATTGCTTCGTTTGGTTCTCTATTTGGGTCGTCAACCCTTTTGCGGCGTCGGAATAGTTACCCACGTTTAACGACGTTTTCCCGGTCGCTTCCTGCAACCGTTTCATTTCCTCGTAAATCGCTTTTGTTTCGGCAACCAATTTGCGCCCCTCCTCGGTCGCCTCCCTTTCCTCAACCGTCATATTATTGAGGTATATTTTATTGATTGAGTATTGAGCGGACAAACGATTATATGAACCCTCGGCGGATTGGTTCAACCGGGTTGTCAACTTGTTTAATTCGTTCGCCTCTTTTTGCGCTTGCTTCAATTCCGCCAACCGTTTTGCGTTCTCGCTTTCCGCAAATGCCAAATCCTTTGCCGCCCGTGTCAATTTGTCGGTATCGGCGGACGCCCCCCGGATTGTTTTACGTCCGTTTTCGGTCGCCCCGCTTACGCCCTCCAATGCAGCCTTAACCGTTATCGCCTCACTCTTTATATTTTTTAGAGTGTTCATATAGGCGTCGGAAAGTTGGTCTAACTGATTAATCAACTTTGTAATCGAATCGTCCGGGCTTACAAGGTCGCTATATTTTATAGGGTTGTTATTATCTGCCATACTTAACGTTATTTGCGGGCAATTTGCCCCGTATTAAATTATCTTTTCTTTTCCATGTAGTTAATCAACCAAAGAAAAACAACGCCGCAAATCGCCTTATTTGACGCCGTTTTTATTTTTGGTTGGTTTCAACAACTCCTTTATCCGCTCAAATGCGTTGTAATACTCCAATACGGTGTATTTCTTTGGTTCCGGTACGTGCAAATGTTGCGATATGGTTAAACACATATTTTCAAATTGTTTATCGTACTGAATTTCCATGTTATCGGAACCGCTAAAAACAACCGGGCGATTATATAACAACAACATCGTCGTTATTTTATCAATTTCCGCCCGTTTGTCCTCTGTATCACCGTTTATAATCGCATCCAACATTAACATTGTCCGGTTACGCAATTCGTCGTAATACTCTTTAATCGTCGCATCGTCGAACATACGGGGGAAATACATTTGCAATTCATCATCTATTTTTTTTTTGACCGCTTCCATTTGGGCGGTCAACTCTTTAATCGGAACGTCGCCGAACATATCGACGACCTTTTGCAACCCGTCGTCGGATAAATCGTTGTACGGGGTTCCGTCGATTGATTTAACCAACACGGCAAACGCTAAACATTTCGGGCTTAACCCGGATTGAATGAAATACACGTTTTGCCGCATATTATCCAATTCGATTGCCGCCAATTCCGGGGTTTTGCTCCGGGCGTATCTCATTGCCTTTTCAATATGCGTGTCGAAATCCTGTAAATCCGAACCAATCCCGGCATCAACTAACAACATTTTGTTGTATTTATGGAAACGCAACATTGGTAATTCGTCGATTGCGTCGTATATCTCAACCGTGTATTCCCCTATCTTAACCGTTTTCATAGCAAATAACGTGTTATCATGGTTGAACAAAAGGGAACCAACAACAATGCCGGGTTCCCGGTTATAAACGCCAAAAGGATTGCCAAAGCAACCCCCGCCCAAAAGGACAAACAGAAATCGCAATTAAACATCTTTGCGAAAAACTCGTTGCCGTGGATTTGCACCCATTCGATAACGCCCCATTTGCGTAACAAGGTCAACCCGAATGCCGCAACCAAAGCAACCACGACCGTATAAAATAAAAACGCTTTCATATACTTGTTGTTAATCAGTTAAACACGTTTCATCAATTCCCAATTCCCCGGCAAACCGGAACCCGGCGAACGGGTGCATTAAAAATTGGTTATCTATTTCGTCCAAAGTGAACCCGGCAAATATGTTTTCCGCCTTTGCGTACACTCTGTTTATTGTCATGGAACCGGAACGCAACCAAATACCGCCATTCAATACCCGCATGATTTGTTGTTTGACCGCCTCCGTATTGCGGTTGTTGGGGTCGTTGGTTATCGTGCGCATATCAAACCAAAAGATAACCGAAAACGGCGTTGTATATTTGTTTTGTTCGCCGGGGAACCAATCAATTTGTTGCGGGTCGTCCAACACGAAAAACGAAAAATTCCCTATATTACTATCCGGGGCAATCAACATATATTCATTGCCGCCGACGTAAATATTGGGCGTGTAATATCGTTTTCCTTGTATGGACTTAACCAACCGTTCCGAACGTCCAAAGGAATAATTAAGCCACGGCAACCCGTCCGCCAATCCCTTTTGAATATTTGCAATAACCCGGTCGAATAATTCCGGGTTCTTTATAATCGGTACTCTATCCATTTCCGTATATCGTTTTTTTTGCTTTGGTTAGCAAATCCGGGTAAACGTATTGCCAAATCAGTTTAGCAATGTTTTCGTTCGTCAATCCCAATATTTGCCGCCCGTACTTTTTTATCAAATCTTCCGTCTTGAAATCCGACGCCTTAATTTCAAATTGTTTGTCGCCGACTTCCAAATAAAAACTACTCTCAAAATCGCCCTCATCCCGTAACGTTACCCGGTTCGTCGGTTGTCCCTTTTCCTCCTTAATGGCTATTGTTAGCGGGGTATAAGGTCGATAATCCATTATGTCAACGCCCAATCGGTTAATACCTTGTTCAAATAATTGTTCCTCGGCGTTGGCATCAATGATAAACGCCGTTGTCATTCCGTCGTCGATTATTTCCCGTATAATCAACCCGGACGTCAACCCGTCGTTAAACGTATTAACCCGGTTGCGTAAATCAATTATTGATTGTAACCCCGCCATAATGCAATTACGTTGTCCGGTACTTAACGCCCCGGTTGTTGCAACTCAAACAAATACGGTCAATTCCTTGCGTATCTAATCGCAAAGCCTCAAACGCTTTTTTAAGGTCATAACCCAAACCGCCGGGGCGTCCCTCAACATTCCCGTCCAATTCATACAAAATTTCCATTTTAGAGGCGTTGGATTGGTTACGGTTTACCCTTACGTTGGGGTTCATTGCCAACGTGCGCAAAGCGATTGCCGCAACTTGGCGTTGTATTACCGTTTGGAATATCGCCCGTTGTTCAACGATAAAATCGGTTAGGTCGCAACCCACCGTTATTTCACAATTCAACCCGTAATTCAGCGTATTAGTGTACATCGTATAGGCTATATCCCACAACTCCGGGTATTCGGCGAATGTTTCCGGGGCGTTGTACATAAACGGGGAAATCTGCAAATACTTTGTCAATTGCCGCCATGCCTCAATATTGCCGTACCCGGTACACGTTCCGCACGGTTCCCGGCTCCAATCTTTCGACACGTTAATTGCTTGCATTCCGGCGGGCAAATCGTCTTGATTGTAGCAAAGGAACCACGCACCCCCGGCGTTGTTTGCGTCGCTTATATACGGCAAAAAACAATCTTCCAACGTAAACCATTGAAAGCCGCCATTTGTCAACGTAAAATTCAAATCAAACGTCTTTACGGGGTCAATCTGCGAACTATGGAAAAGGTATAATTTCACAATCCCGGTTCCGCCTGTCATTTGTAAGCCAACCCGGTGTATTTGGGCGGTAACTCCCATTGCCCGGACGGGGATTATTTCAAAACCAACCAATTTATGTGCGTTCGGTTGGGTCGCTCTAATACGTCCCGCACCGTCAAAGAACGTGCGCCGTTCCAATAGGTTCTTTGTTTCCTTATCCAACCCCTTTATTTGGGTAAACGTTTGTACCGCCGTGGAAATTCCGTTGCGGGTCAAACGTTCTAAATAGTCGGATAGTATGTTGTATTTCTCCCAAAAGGTCGAACCCTCGGCGGGAACCTCGGCGACGTTATCAACCAAAGCAACCCAATACAAAGGTTTGCCCGCCGCATCGTTGGCGTATTGTACCACGGTTTCGGCTTTCCATTCCTTTGTATCGTTCCAAACCGGGTATTGAAAGCCCCAATTGTCCGGGACGATTGCCGCCATATTATCCAACGTTACAAGCGGGTGCGCCCCTTGAAAATATAACCCGCTTTCGGTTTCTGTCAACCGTTCGGCGATTGCCTCGGCGGGATTATATGATTGCTCCCAACCAACGACGTTTAATAATTTATCTTGTATCTCTTTAATCCGGTACATACTTCGTAAATTTAAAAAGGGGGCGGGGATAACCACCCCGTCCCCTCGGTTAAATAATCGTTCCGTTTTCCGGCTTATGCGCCTGCACCCCCGGCGGGAAATTCCCCGGCGTTGGTTACATATACGGGCATTCCTAACGGTTCGTTCGGGTTGCGTGCTGCAATCTCGGCTTTGATAATTGGATTTGCCACGGTGTCCGGGTTGCTGTTATATGCTACCATGTAGGCAACATCAACGCTAAATCCGAAATACTCCTTAACGGCACACGTCAAATCAGCGGTTGCGGCTCCCATAATCGCCGATTGGTCGCCAACGGCGGTATAATAATGCGAACCAACGGGCAAATCAATGTACGGCAAACGTACAATATCCCATTCGTGGAAATTCGCACGGGTGCGGCGGTATGCCTCACGGTCAACACGGGTTAAGATACCAACGTTTCCATCGGCAACGGCAAACATTGTTCCCATTTTGCCCGCTTCATCGGTTACGTTGTTGGTATAATGCAATACCTTGTTATCGTACTCCATGCGCTTATTAACGTCGTTGTAAACGCCATGTTGCGCCAACTTGCGTATTAGGCTATCAACCCCCGCATTTGCGATAAGGTGGATATATTCCGGGTAACAATTCGCCCGCATGATTGGGTTAATGTCGCCCAAAATCTCGGTTGCCATTTGGGTTGGCACTTGTACAACGTTCCCGGTCTGCGTGTAATTGAGCAATGTTTTGAACACCTGCGTTTTGTTCGCCTCCAATGCGGCAACGGCTCCTTTATCCAAAGCGTCCGCCAACGCACGGGTTGTTTTCTCCATTTTGCGCATAAAGTCATGGTTGTACGAAATCTCATTGTTTGAGTATGCCGCCGGAACCATTGTAAACCCGATTGCATAGGTAGCCCAAACAAGCGTTACCAATGCGGACGTATTTTCGTTATCAGCAATAACGCACGAACGCACGTTACTAACCTGTACGTTTTCGTCATAATTGATAACGGGAACCTGTACCGTGTTACCGATACTTACTAATGCTCTATCCCTCAAATTGGGACTAATGATTGAGTTGGGGGCGTTGGTTTGCTCAATGAAGAAATCCAATGCGCCGTACTCACACGGGCGGAACATATTACGGTCTAACTCCGGGTTCTCTATCCGCCAATTCTGTACTCTTGTTGCAATTAAACTCATTGTTTAAAAAATTAAATTGTTTATAAATGCGGGTTTACCCTTTACCCGTGTTGTCTTTTACTTTTCCGGTAATGCGGAAATATTGTTGTCTTTCCATGCTTGTTGCATTCCGGCGTCAAATTCAGCCGTTCCGACTTTTAACCCTTGTTGTTCCAACGTCGCCGTAATTGCGTCGTATGCCTCAACCCTCGTTTTTGCGCCGGATATGTCAACGGTAATATTACCGCCCGCACCGCCTCCACTTGGTGCGCCTGTACCACCGCCCGCCGCTTGGCGTCCCTTATCCAAAATACCCATTGTTTCCAATTCACGGGTCAAAAGGTCGCCGGGGGTGTACGGGTTCAACTGATTGTTCGGGTTGCGCATGATTGCGCCGTTTTCGTCCTTAAACGCTAACATTTTGCCGCCCTTTCCGTCGTCGATAAATTCGGGGTTCATGCCCTTAATCTTTGCAATCGCTTGGTCTAACAAAACCTTTGTTGCGCTTTCCGGCAACCCTGCCTTAAACTTCAATCCGGCGGTTGCTGTCTGCAATGCCGTTTCAACACGAATGCCGAACACCTCGTTTGTGTGGGTTTGTTCGGCTTGGTCGTATTTCGTTTTGAGGTCGTTGTATTGGGTCGTAACGCTTTGCAAATCTGCCTTTGCTTGCTTCAATGCCTTTGCGGTTTCCGCATCCGTCGCACCGTCGGCAATGGCTTTTTCCAAACGTGCCTTTTCTTTGGTTAGGCTGTCAATCTGTGATTGCAGACCGTTTGCGCCCTCAACTTTGGTTTTGAACTCGGTTAATACTCGTTTGGCGTAATCAAACGTTTTTTCGGTTCCGTTCTTGGCGATACCGGAAACGGCTAAAATGTCCGCATCCAAACCGCCGTAAATTTCCCCGGTTTTCTTTGCTATTACGCTATTTTCGTCGTTGACTGATAACGTGGTTATCGCTGTCAATTGTTCGTCGGTTAATCCGGCTAATGCCGCATTTGCCCTTAAAACATCAATCGTTAATGCCATAATCTTTCCCTTTGATTATTAAATTAATATTTGGTTACTTTTTGCCCTCGGCTTTGGCGTCCGCCTCGGCTTTTGCTTTGGCATCGGCTTTGGGTTCCTTTGCAGTTGTCGCCGGGATAACGCCCGCCGCTTTCAATTCTGCCAAAATCTCGGCTTTCAATGCTGCCTTTTCCTCGGCACGGGCTTTGGCGTCCGCCTCGGCTTTTGCTTTGGCATCGGCTTTGGCTTTTTCCTCGGCGGCTTTGGCTTTCTCTGCCTTTGCCTTTTCGTCCGCCTCGGCTTTTGCTTTCATGTACTCGTTGGGGTCGTGCAATACGGTAATCGTGTAACCCTGTTTTTTCAGATTGTCGGCAATGCTATTTTCATAACCCTTTTTGCCGAACTTCTGAATACGGGGAATTGATAACCGTTTGCCCGTTTCGCTGTCGAATTTCTTAATTTCGATAACGCAATGATACAAATGTTTCTCATTGTCCGGGACAATGTAGTTTTCGGGCGTAACGTCGATAATCGCAACGTCTTTAGTTTTGCCCTCGCTTACTTTCACTCGCATAATCGTTAAATTTACTTGTTATAAAATTTATCTTAGAGTTGAACGGCATATTATACCCAAACTCTAACACGTTCAAATATTCACGTTCAAATCTGCGTACAAAGTTAGCAAAATTCAACTTTATACGCATATCGTTTTCGCTGATAATCTGTTTGTCGTACAAATCCAATACCTCGTTACGGGTTAAATGTCGGTACGGTTCCAATTCCGCCAACGTCAACATACGTTGCAATTGGGTTGGATTGTTCCGGTATTCCGTTTCGATAATTTGGTTTTGTAGTGCGTCTAATTCCGCCTCGCTTGCGCCGCTTTCCTTTGCTACCTTGTAACGTTCCCGTAACTCCGTTGCGTTGGATAAATAAAACTCCGTGCCGTAATTGACTTTTGCAGAAACGAACAAACCGCCATACCTCAAACGGCAAACGGTTTCATCGACGAATTGTTGCGCCGCCTCAAATCCCTTTTTTACCCGGTTTAATACCGTGCTTTGGCTCTCAAAATTCGCCTGTATTTGTTGCTCGTTCAATGCGTCCCGTGTGGTTATTTCCTCGTTGGTTCCAACAACCGACGTAATAATGTCATTCTTTAGGCGGTTTTCTTCCTCAACGTTATAATCCAAACTCCCACGGTCAACGGTTAGCATTTGCACCGGGTTACGCAAATCGGGTTGTTTATCCCCGTCCGGTATTGGTATTTCCACGAACGAACCAACGCCATTAATGCGACTATCCCCGCATTTGGGGCAACGCATCAAAAGACCGGCGGCATCCAATTTATAAAACCCTTGTTTGTCTTTCAAAAACCCACCGTCGCAATAATCGCCATTTTCGCCGTTACTGAAATCGCAACTTTGTTCATACCCGGAATAAATCGGATATGCGCCGTATAAGTCTAAATGTCGTTTACTGATATGGTAAAACAAAAACCAATCCAACGCCTCCAATTGTTTGGTTAGCGGGGATTGTTTAACGTCGGGTTCTGATAGGCTCAAAGGTTCGTTCCAAAAGAAACGGGCGGGACAATAACCGACGTCGTGCGGGTTATCAACCAACAATTCGCCGATATTATGGTTTTTGTCCTCTCTGAATACCCTATAACGTTCGTCGTCAATAACTGCGATACGTTCCCCGTCCTGTCTAAAAATGATATAATCCATTACCCCCGTCGTTGGGTTGGCTCTGTAATCAATCACGGACGCAATAGGCAACCAATAGAAATACGGTTGCGGGTATTTGTCGCCGGGGTTTTGTTCGCTCGGCATATCGACAATTAGAACGCTGTTTATTTCTGTTTGGAAAAACTCCCAACCTTTCGTACTCCAAATTTCCGGTTCGTGTAATACGTCTTGGCGGTAATATTCCCAATCGTCCCGTTGTTCCGGGTTTTGGAATTGATAATTGAACGCCGGGTTACGACCGTCAAAAATCCGGCTCAACTTATCAAAACAAACGCCCGTTACCTCGTTTGTTTTAACGGGGTAACGGAACAATGTTTTGAACATCTTAAATTTGTCATGCGGCAATAGGTTAGAAACAAATGCCATAAAATCCGTAATCGGTTGGCAAATGTCAAACGACGTAATACGGGTGCGGGCGTGAAAATTAATGCGCTGTTGATGATAAATAGCCCTATTTATCGTGTTGCGCTTTTTCGGCTCCGTTATCCGCTTTTTTATTTCGCTTATATCCAATCCCATTGTCTTTGTCAAATTTAAAGTCTGAATTTTCCGGCAATCTCCAACCGCCATTATTAGGCATTCGCAAAAGACGTTCGGCGTGCGTAATCTCGAATTGTTCGGTTACGTTCAATGTATCATTGATTAACGCAACCTTTTGTACTTTCGCCGCCATATCGTCAACCTCCAACGGCAACTTTTAAATCCGTCAACGGATTAAATTCCGGTGCAATGATTGTGAGGTTGTCGGAATAGTTAGGCAAAAACGCCCATTGTATTGCGTTGCTGTCCGGGGCTTCTAATCCGCCATGCGTTTTGTCGCCAATGAACAACGAACGGATAGGAATAGGATAATACGTTGTCTTTACCGTTTCATCCTGTATTGCTTCAATACTTCCGTTTTCGTCAAACAGATAAACGCCCAAATTGTCCGCCCAACTTTCGCATTGCAATTCTTTCATTGCCTTAATTACTGATTGGGGGATTTTACGCATTACGCCCGTGAACGGGTTCGGTTCACGCCCTATAATTTCCTCAACGCCTCCCAATGTTTCGTTACCGCCTCCAAATGTTCGGGCGGCTCCGGCTTCGTTGGTCGGGGCTTGGATATACGGGGAAACAACGATTTTGGTACTATCCGCCGCCGTCAACAACGGCGTCCATGAAGCCAACAAAGTAATTGCCTTTTCCGTGGTAAAACTGTTTTTGCTTCCATCGTCTTTGGTTAGACGCTGAAACGCTACCTTTTGAATTTGCCCGAAACTTTCGGCACAATTTACGGCGGGAATATCGGGCAATGCAGCCGCCGCCGGACACTTACAAGTAATCATACTTTCTAAATTTTAACGTTAAAACTATTATTTACTATCTCCGGGCTGTCCCTTTGCCCTTTGTTTTCGCCTACAAAGTTATAAACTTTTTCGGTTACAAACTTGCATATCTCAAAAATAATGCTAATTGCGTCGTTTTACACCTCGGTTTGCGTGTGCGTATGGTTGTATATTACCGTCGGCAATCTCTTTTTCGTAAATCCCGGTTAATCCATCCTCCGGGTCGTCGTGCGTATTAGCATCGAAATTGCGTAAAAAGGTTGTAACATGGTCGTAAATCGCTTTGTACCGGGTTTCCCAACCGAACGGCATAATAATACTTTGGTTTACCATTGCGGACGCCGTAATTATCCGGCTTTCCTTATTGCCGCCTTGATAAAACGGGTCTGTCATTGCCCGCATTTTCTTTTTAATAACCTTTTCGTAACCCGCACCGCCGTTGTTACTCTCAACCCATACTTTTTGCGTGCCGTTCCTGTTAATCATTGCCGGAACGGTTACGGTTGTAACGTCCGTATTTTCGTCCGTCATTTCCATATCCGTAATTAAAGCAAATAACAACGGTTCCATACGCTTTGTTTTCTCGTTGAAAATCATGTTGTCCGATTTATAAACGTCGTACGTGGCGGCAAACAAAAGGTCGTCCCCCTCATCGGCAACATCTATGTATGCGCCGGAACGTATGTACGTGCCGTAATCGGATTTTTCAACCCATGTTTTGAACGGTTGATATAATCGACCCTCGGCGGAACCGGGGTTGCCTTGATAGAGGCATTGAAATTGTACCGGGTCTAATGCTTTTTGCGCTTCCAACTTTTGCTTACTGTGTCGGCTTTCCCATAATGCCGCCCCCGGTTCCCGTGGGTCTATCTCGGTCGGTTCCCCGGTTTTCAATCCCTCAAAATTTATGCGCACCCACGCCCCCGGCGTTACGTTCTCTAAATCCGCCCAACACTTAACATCAATAATCGTTTCGCCGCTCTTTTCAATGCGCCCTATCAAATCGTCGTCGTGCCAACGGGTAAATACAATCAATTCTTGACTATCGTTGTGTAAACGGGTGCGTACAACGGTCGTGTACCATTTCCACGCCGCCGCCCGTACTATCGGGCTGTTACCCTCGGCGTAATCCTTATACACGTCGTCCAATATCGAAACGTCCACGGTTTTAGACGTCAGCGAACCGCCACGACCGACGACACGCAACGACCCCTTACGCCCTACCATTTCGATAACATCGGAATTGCGCAAATAGGTATTCGCCATTGTTACGACGTTCGACCCATTTAAGTACGTGCCGGGGAATAATTCACGATACCGGGGCGTGTCGATTATTCGTTGAACGTCCCGGTTAAAATCCCGTGCGATTGTCGCCGCATACGAACCGATACATATTTTGCGGTCGGGGTCTAACCCCAACATAAATGCGGGTAATTTACGGCTCGACCCCTCCGATTTGCCATGTTGGGGCGGTTGTTGTACAATCATCTTTCGTATTTTGCCGTGTGCAAACATATCCAACAACGTATAATAAACGACGTGGAACGGCTCTAATACTAAATCCGGTTGCATATACCGGGCAAAGTTGATAAGGCGTTTACGGGCGGCGGCTTTAACAAGCAAATCCGGTTGTTGCCGGATTGCGTCGTACATCTGCAATAATTGTTCGTTGTTCATTGCTTTGCTCCTTTCTCCCATTTAGCACACGCCCGACGACCCCGGACAATGTAATATTGATAATGCGGGCAACGTAAACAAATCGGGTTCCCGTTCAAATCCCGGTGTCTATGGTCGTCCGTTATCCACTCGGAAAAACGGCACGTATCGCAAATCTCGGTTTGCCATTCCGGTTGCTTGGTTCCCGGACGGGGTGCGGTTACTCTCTTTGCCATTATTGCGCCCCTCCTTTCTCCAACAATGCCTTTTGGTATTCGGCGGATTGTAATTTGTCCGCCAATGCAAACAATAAATCGTCCGGGATTGCTTTAACGTCGTACTTTGGTTTTTCGTCGTCGGTCGTGGCGTTATATCCGGGTATCTCAATTTTAACCGGGGCGTCAAACCCTAACATCTTTGCCCGGCGTTGTTGGATATTCAAAAGCAAATCTAAAAACCGGGGGTTCCCGGCGGACGTTTCGGTTGCGGTTTCATTGTACCCGTAATATTCCGGGTCGCCGTCCTCGGCATCGGTTTTGATTGGTCGCCCCTTGTTGGTTTTCTCTTTGGTGCGCATCTTTCCGGTTTTCGACGCCTCCCACGCCTCCCATGCTTGCACCTCCATTGCATCCAATTTGCGCAATTCCTGTGTAACGTAATCGTCGATATTATCCAACCGTTCCCGCTTCCATTCGATAAGGGTTTGTTGTAAGTCGTAATAAACCATTGAAAGCGTAATTGTGTAACCAACGCCCCGGTCGGACAAATCCCGGTTCAATGCCTCGGTTATTTCCCGATAAGTATAACCACGTAAAAACAGATTGGAACAATACGCAATATCATACGCCCGTTGTTCCTCGGTACGCTTGTTATATCCGGCGGGTTTCCGGTTCTTATTACCCGTTTTCAATTTTTCCATTTTTCAACCTCTTTTAATGTTCAAACGGGGTAAAAAATAGACCTTTGCGCCTTTTTGCTTTTCCGCCCTTTTGGTTCCTCGGTTCCTTTGTCCCTTTTCCCCTTTGGTTCCTTTCCGGCTCTATGTCTTTTCTTATCCCGTCCCTCCTTAAAACGTGTTTACCCTTTACAAGTTATTTGCGGGGAATTTCCATTTTAAGAGGCTTTTGTTATTAACTCAATACTTTTATCGTCTTAATGGTTATCTTTCAACCACGGGGCAAATTTACGGCTTTTCCGGTGCATTGCCAAACGTTTGTAATCTCATGTATATAAACGGCAAAACCCCGGCGTTTGTTTCCGGGGTTATTTGCTCAATTGGGGCGTTTTGCTTTCTCTATCAAATCGACGCTTTGGGCGTTCAATTCAATTATCATTTTTACCCCGGTTTCAACAATGCGTTTATTCTCGCACGTCTTACAATATGGACTTTTACAATTACAATGTTTCATTCCTCAAACGGTTTTTCGTTACTATCTCCAAACAACCAATCGGCAAACGCTTGTATTCCGTCCTCGTAACTCATGCCGGGATATTGGGAACCGTCGTTTATGCCGTCGGCGGCTTTATTCAATTGTTCGTTAATCTCGGCGTCGGTGCGCTTTATCTCGTAACTCATTGTTTGCCTCCTTTCCGGTTCTTTCGTTGGTTCTTTACCCGGCGTTTGTTCCGGGGGTTCTTTTTCAAATCGACCCGTTGGATTTGTATTTCGGAACCGGGAAACATATCAGCAAAGAACGCCGCCATTGCTTCCACATCTTTTGGCACATCGAACGCCTCCGGTTGCTTTTCCATTTTAACGGCGGGGCAAACGTCGATAAGCGGGCAACCCTTACAAGTGTTCACGGGCTTTGCTTTCTTTTCGCTTTCGCAAATCGCTTTATATTTTCGGTCGTAATCCGCCGTTCTAAATTCGTGGAAATCGTCCCGGTGTGCGCTTGCACGTGTGAACATTTCCATTGCTTCAACCGCAATGCGGGCTAAAATAAAATCCGGGGTATCATTAAACGCCTTTTCCATTGAATTACGGTTTACTACCTCGGCAATCTCGTTAATAAATTGTTCTCTGTTAATCATCGCTCTATTATTTTTTATCGTTCATAAATTGGGAATGTCTTTTTTGCCATTGTTCGCAACCGGGGTTCTCACAATTAACCGGGCTTTCGGTCGTATAACAATAACCATTCCCGTTGGCGTCCTCGCTTGTAATGCTGTCGCAATTACCGCAATGCTTTTGTTCGTGTGGGTGCGTCCGTTTATAGTTGGGGTCGGTTTGGCGTCCCTTTACTTTGTCGTATGCCATTTCCAACAAATCCCGTTGCGATATGCCTAATATTACGGCGGAATGAAATACGACGGCGTTAAGGTCTGCCAATTCATCAATTACGGCGTTCATTCGTCCGGGGTCGTCAAATTCGGGCATTGCGTGTTTAACTGCCGTTTTGTACTCGTTAAATTCTTCCTCCATTTTCCGGCAACGGGACGCAATGTTTGTTCCGAACAACTCATTAAACAGATTGGCAATTTGAGCAACAACCGGACGGGCGGGTTGCTCCGTGTAATTCTCGGCGGGGGTTCCTTTGGGTTCAAATTCCCGTTTAAAATCCTTTTCCGGGCGGGCGGTAAATCGTCCGTTCAATTCCCGGATAATATACCAACTTTCCGGCACGTCAACGAATATGCCGTTACCATCGGGAAAAGAAAACATTGCTTTGCCGTTCGGGGTGCGGGGCGTCGTAACCGTTCCGCCTCCGGTAAATCTCAAAACGTCGTCCACGTTGTCCCGTCTAAATTGGATTGCGTCAACCTCTAACAAGGTGCGACAATACCGGGTTCCCGCCGTGGTGTCCGGGTCGATTAATCGGGTGCGCATTTCCTCCGGGTATTCCTCCGGGTCGTACTTCATAAAAACCGACTGCCTACCATCGGCATAAAAGAACTCAATAAGACGGTCGCCCAATCGTCCCCGGATTGCCTGTTTTAACGCCTCAATCCTTTGTCCCTCGGCTTTATCGTTTCCCTCGCTTCCATTTTGCGCCCAACTCAAACGTATTAAGGTATCGGACGCCGTAACCTCAATTTCTTGTTTTGTTATGTCCTCAATCATTGCGCACATATCGCAATCAAAGGGGCTTAATACTTGTTTGTTCATCGCTCTAAAAATTTATTTGTTATTACTATCCGGGGCGGCTTCAACCTTAACCCCGGCAATTGTTCCGTTATAATTAAATTCCAATGTTTCGACGCCCTTAAATCCCCCGACGATACGCAACAAACGCCAATAAATCGTTTTCCGGTCGCTCCTATGGAATTTATCGCATTGCCTACCAATTCCGGGGCAATCTTCCCTTTTAATTTTGCATCGAACGCAACGTTGCGTAAATATTGCGGGGTTGTTGTTGGCTAATCGTGCATCCGCCGCCGTCCATATCTCGGCAATCAATACCATACCCCGGTAAACGCAACGTTCGCCGGGGCTGTATTCTCTATTTGGGTCGAACGGTTCGGGTTGCTTTACTCTCATTCTTTGCCCGCTTCGTTTACATAGTCAAACAATGCGTCCAAATCTTCCTTTGCGCCTTTTACGCAAATTCGTACCCTATCGCCGCCCGCTAATGCGGTTTCGACAATCTCACAATTATACCGGGGGGCGTTTATCTGTATCATTGCCGCCGTGGTATTCGTTACAAACTCGTTTCTTTCTTCCATGCTCTCGGATTTTTGTAGTAAATAAAATGTTTCCGTTGGTTCGTTCTCGCTTTGACACGCCCCCAACAAAAGCGTTGCCAAAGATAACAATAAAATCTTTGCTTTCATCGTTTTACCTTTCTTTTAATCCATATAAACCGTATGCCAATGCCGACAAACAATATTTTCGCCTCAATGTCAACGTAACGGTCGTAACCGTTGACCGCATCCACGGACACGCCGGGAACAATAAACCAACTCTTATATTTCCAATACTCCCGGACGTACACGCAAACGCCAACCCGTCCGATATGAACCCCAATTTGCGCCGTATGAACGTCGCCATTGTTCGGGATAATTCCGATTTGCTTTTTACTCATTGTCTTTTCTGTTTAATAATTCGTAACTCTCTTTGTCAACTACCAACGCCCGTGGGTATTCGGTTATTACTCCCTTTGTGTACACTAAATTGTAAATACCCAATTGCCCCTTAATTGGAAACTCAACAACCCGGCGGGGGTTCCGCATCATCCAACCGAACCCCTTTGTTATTGACTTACGTTTTTCGGGCGGTATGCGGGTATTTTCCCAATCCTCCGGGGTAAACTCGGCGACGGGCTTAACATCGTACAATTCAACCAATCCCAACGTTACCCCGCTTTCATATCCTGCAATTACGGGATTGGCGGACGAACAAACCATTAAATCGCCCCGGTACGGCGTGTTTTTACTGCGTACCTCAATACACTTTTCGCCGTAAACAATCCCGTTGTCCTCATACGCCGCCGTTACCAACTGCGTTGCATACGGGTTTTTAACGGTTAATGCACGCCAACGGTCGTGCAATTTCGGTTTATAATCTTTGTTATTATACTGCATAATCATTTGTTATTATCGGGTTCGTTTTCGCTTTCGTCGTTCGGTTCCGGGTAATTGATAAATCCAATTTGCCGGACGCTTTGGATTGGCTCGTAAATGATAACGGCAACATCGCCGTCCGTCCTTATGCCAACTAATCGACAATCGGCGGGAACTTCAACCCTTATTTCACTTCTTTTCATTGAATAAATCCCAATTTGCCGGGACACAATAACCGGGCAATGTTTCCCGCTCAATCCCGGACGCTCTTATAAAACTATCTTTCCAATATATCCGGGGCGTTTTGTCCGGGTGCGCCTCCCAATAACCGAAAACATCATTGTAAAACATCAATGTTTCCCGCTTGGTATATCTGCAACCGCTTTGCAACCCTATCTTAAACAAGTCAACAAACGGGTACGACAAAGCAATTACAGAAAACGCCCGGTCAAACATTCCCACGGGGATTGGTTCAACGCTTGCAAAGGTACGGAACCCGTGGCGTTTCGCCCGTGCCAATGCGTTTATACGCATCCGGTTTGGGCTTGCTTTTGGTTCCAATTCGTCGCACCCGGTCAATGTGGAACCAATGGCAATGCGGGATTTATCCCAACCCTCGGACGCCTCGGCAAAGTCGATTAAAATATTGATACCCTCGGCGCATTTGCTTAACACTTTAACCGGGACGCCGTGGCGTTGACAAACGCCGATTGCTTGGCGGGTCAACCTTTGCGTTTCCGGCAATAACGGGTCGGTCGTAAACGAAAAGAACAACCCCGTTTTTTGCAATTCGTCCTTATGCTTCAACAACTCATTCGTAAATATATCCAATGCGTATGGATATTCCCGTAATGTCTTTTTCAATTCCGGGGTATTGCCGCCCAACACTTTTGCGCCCCGCCCTTTGCGCAAATAACAATACGTGCATCCGTTGGAACAACCAACGTAAAAATTGGCGGCGTTCTCGGCATATTCCCCGGCTTTTCCTTTTGGGCTGTAAATAACCCGTCCGTTTATCGCTCCCATAACTCAAACAGATTAAAACGGTAAATCGTCCGACGGTTCCGGGGCGGGTGCGGGCGGTGCGGTTGGCGGGGCTTGCGTTCCGGCTCCGGTTCCTTTGGGCGTCAACATTTCCATATCGGTTGCGACAATTTCGGTAATATACCGTTTCACGCCCTGCGCATCGTCATAACTCCGGGTTCTTAATTCCCCCTCAATATAAAGTTTATCGCCCTTTTTGACGTACTGATTGGCGACCTTTGCCAACCCATTTTGCAACACAATGTTGTGCCACTCGGTACGCTCCGGGATTTGCCGCCCGTCCTTTGTCGTAAACCCCCGTTTAGTGGTTGCCAACGAAAAGGTAGCAACACAACCGCCGTTGTCGAACTCCTTAAAATCCGGGGCTTTCCCGGTATGTCCTAATAAAGTAACTTTGTTTACACTCATAACTATTTGAATTTAATACCATCCAACAAATACAATTTCTTATTATCAGACCAACCCGCCGCCATGTTTAAGGCTTTACGGTCGTCGTCATGCACAAACTCGCAATACCACGAATTGCCGCCAACGTTCGCTTTTTCTTTTAGTCGTACCAATTTACCGACAATGTACCGGGAAAACTTGGCGTATGCGCTTGTTTCCGATATATGGATAACACGACGTTCGGCGTTTATTTTTGGCAATTCTTCGATTTGCGGGCGTTTTTCCTCGGTGGGGTATCTTTGTACCCTCTGAAAGTCTTTTTTGATTGACGACCGGGAAATTGCCCCAAAATCGGGGGTTCTCTTTTTTGTTCTCATTCGCCTTTATATTGTGGGTTCAATTGTCCCATTTTAGACAATGCAACCCGTTTGCGGGTTATTGGATTATTGGAATTTTGTTTGCGGGTACTCCAACATAAATTAGTCGCATCATTATTGGCTCGGTCGCCGTCGATATGGTCAATTTCCGGCAAATTGTCCGGGTTCGGAATGAAAGCCGCCGCAACTAATCTATGTAATCGAAACGTTTTGCGTTTTTGATTAATACAGAGTACAATGCCCTTATATCCCTCTTTATCCGTGTGCGGTTTCAATATTCGCCCTTTTATTTTGTGGCAATTCTGTAACCGTCCATTTACAACCATATCTTTAGAACGAACCCGCCCGTAATTGCTAACCTCGTAACGTTGGTTATAACCGTCTATCTCTTTCCAAACTTCCATATTCATTTTTAATTAACTCTATTATTTTCACATTTCCGGGGTAAATACGCATTTTGGTTTTATTGCCGTTTTCCCATTCGTTGTGGTGTTCAAAGCAAAGTATATTTATATTCCTTGCATCGTGTGCCGCCTCCGGGAATGCTCCACGGGTCAAAATATGGGAACAATACACGGCGGAATAATTCCGCAATGGCTTTAAACATTCCTCGCATCGGTGCGGCTTATGCTCCCAAACCCAACGGAAAAAGCGTTCATTTGCCGCCATGATATTTGCGCCCCGCCCCGTAATACAATGCCCGAACAACTCCCGTTGTATCTCAACCCTCAAACGAATATCCATGCGGAAATTACGCAAATCCAAAAGGGGATTATACCCCCTTTGGATGCAATAATTGTATTCGTCCCGGTCTGTTAGCAAATACGGTTCCATGCCTTACATATCCCCGGTTTCGTCGTTTTCCTCGTTTTCGTCCGCCGGGTCGTCAACGTTCGGGAACAATCCGTTGTCCTCTACCTTTTCGGCACTCAAACCCGGTGCGGGTTCGCCATCAGCCCCGAACAACTCCAATTGCGCCTTTTTGCCTTTGAATAAAAAGGCGTAAACCTCGGTTTCAATATCGGCGGCAATTTCTTCTAATTCTTCCTCAAACCCGAACGTTTCCGTATTGAATTTAAGTCGGGGGGAATTGATAGCGGTTTTTTGATTGTTTGACACGGTAAACAACCCGGTTAAAACAACCCCTACGTTATCGTCTTGACCGGAAAAGGACACGCCCCGAACCTCTATGTTTTTCAACATTTCGTCGGCAAAATCCCGTGATAACTCGCTTTGCTTTTTGGTTGCTTTGAAATCGGACGTTTCAACCATTGAAAGAAAGGACGTAATATTAAAAATCCGTCCCATGATTGGGCGCAAACGGTCGAAACAATCCCGCAAATCCGGGTGTATGTCCTTTGCACTTTCGACGTGGTATTTGTTCGTGTAACTCTCATTACCGATTGTTTCGGTAACTTCATAATGTACGTCTAACCCGCCGTCCTTTAATGTCTTGACTTTCGACAATGCAAACGCCTTTTCGCTTGGTATCAACATAACGTTTGCGGCTTTTTTTTCTTCGCTCATATTGTAATATTATTTGTTGCCGGGAACCCGCCCGGCATCGGTTTTATAAATCATCTTCAACGTATCGTTTTAATTCCGTTTGGAATTGTTCCCGTTCGTCGCTTTCACGTTCTAACAATTCGTCGTACAATTCCCGGTCGAATATATCGTTAATCGCATCGTCCAATAAGGAAATCAGTTTTTCCGGTTTAACGGCGTCTAACTCCACTTGACCCAATCCGTCCCAATTGGCGGTACGGCTGTCTGTTTCCTTTGCCGGGGCGGGCGGCAACTTCCATTCGATAACCTGTTGTTCCATCAACGCAATACGTCGTATTTCGACCCCAAAAATACCGAACTTTTGCAAGTTTTCGCCAATCGACCGGGGTATATCTTCGCCCGACGGGTCGTAATCGCCAAAATATAGGATAACACATTGTTTGCCGTTGGCTTGCGCCTCTCTCAATCGTTCGGACAATTCAAACAAGAAAGTCAACGACGGATAACCTTTACAAGCCCCAACCGCAATATCCCAATTACGGCACGGTTTCGCAAAAACGCCCTCCAACGCTTTCTTTTCAATCAATATTTCCGGGTAAATCGGTTGGTTTTCCCAACGGTTTTTATGATACGAACGCATCCACGCCCTAACCTGCGCTTTTGCTTCGTCTTGCTTTTCTTCCAAATCGGTTGGTTCCGCTTTAGTTTCGCCACACATTGCCCTATCTCGGTCGCTGAATGCCTCAAAGTCAACCCGCCCGTCCCATCGTGCAACCTCCATTGCAGAAACAACACGTTTATAGTGCTGCAACGTGTTTGTCATGCCAATACTAACTAACTGATAATGCAACGCACGGATTGTTAAAACTCCGGGTTCGTATCGGCTCAATATCTCAACGGATTTTTCAATTATCCAATCCCGTGTAAATTCGTCTTTCGTTCGTTTTGCCATTTTCAAAAATCGTTTTCGTCCAACAATTCCCGTGTTTTACTATTCGACGGAACCGCCGGGCGTTCCGGTTCCGGGGTTGGTTCCGGGACGGGTTCCCCGGTTCCGATTGGTTCCGTTACCGGGTTGGGGTCGTGGAACTCAATATTGCGCCCGCCTTTGGGCTTTTCCGGCTCAAATTGGGCTTTGAGTTGTTCCGCCGGGTATTCCTTTTGCGCTAACTCAATAATCCCCAAATTAACCAATTCCGGGACGCAACGACGCAACGCCCGTATGTCCTCCAATGCGTCATGCGCCGGGAATGTTTCGCCGGGGAACAACTTACTATATAATTCCTCTAATTTTGGGTATTTACCCGGTCGCCCGTTGGCGTACAATGCACCGACAAACCTAATAGTTTTCATCATTGTATCAATTCGTTTGCCTTTGTGCAATGCGTCCTCAACGTGTGCGTCGTAATATTCCCGTCCACAATAGCGCAAAACGTTTGCTTTCAACATGGAACTATCAAAGTAAATATTATGCGCACATACAAGCGGGGCGGCGTTTGCATCCGCTAAAAATTCGTCCACAACCTCGGCAAATGGTACGCCCTCTTTAATTGCCCGTTCGGTTGTTATACCGTGTATTGCGGTTGTTTCCGGGGGTATCTCGTAATTGTCCGGCTTGATTATATAACTTTTTTCTTTGTCGCCCAACGACCATGCCAATTGTACGACGTGCGGGAATTGCTCAAAATCCGCATCCCATTTCAAACCCTTTGCCGGAACCCCGGTTGTTTCACAATCAAAGAAACAAATGTCTTTTAATTCAAATTTTTGCATAACCTTAAATCATCAAATCGTTAATTATTACTTTCGCTCTCATTGCGGTATTTATCCCGCTTTTTCTCAACTTCTAAAACGTCCCGGTTTTCGTCTATATACTTTTGGACGTCCCGGTTACAAAACGGTTTTCCGTCCAACCAAAGCAAATGCCAATACGGTACGTTTTCCATTGCTTGCCCCTTAAATTTGCCTTGTGGCATCGGGGATTTATCGTTTAATTCCATACTAAAAAAGTCTTTTTTGCCCGTCCTCGTTGGGGGTTTGTTTAACATACTTTGCCCGTGTAATCCAAACGCACCCGCACCGTAAACACTTTATCCGGCTGTAATGCTTTGGCGTGTATTCGTGGCGGATAATCCGCCAACCCGCCAACGGGTAATTTTTCCGTTTTCCGTTACACTTGCAAAACATACTACAACGTGCGGGGGTCGTCAATAAATGTATTGTATTCCTCGGCGGCAATCTGTTTGAGCGTTTCGATATGTTCGATTAACTCGGCGTTCGACAAATCCGCCACGGTGCGCAAATCGTGGGAATATACCCCCGTTTCTTCGTTGACCCGTTCAACGTACATAATCGGGGAAAATTCCCGCAAACGTCGTTCGGTTTGTTCCTCTGTAAGACGTTCGCCCGCCTCCCAAATTGCGTGCTTAAACGTCGGTACAACATAGTTGAAATAATACCCTTTCAAAGCCTCGGACGAACCGGGGGACGCAACAATAAACCGGGCAATAATGCGGGAACCTTTCCAACCCTTGAAAAACTCGTTTAATTCCCCCATGTACATTGCCAACCCGCCGTTATTGTTTATTGTTCC